GTTTTAAAACCTTCGATGCCTTGTCAGGATACTGTCTCTCTGTCAATTCAACACACCCACGTGATTATCCAAAACTCCTGCTGTACCACCGTCTCCACATCCGCATCCACCTCAGCCACCGCTTACGGTCTAGGTTGCCTAGCACTTGGTTGTGCGGGAATCGCCGCTGCCGGAATTTGCATCTGCTGCCTCATCCATGGTTGCCCTGCCTGTCCAAGACGCTTGGGAGTGCGAAAACAATCTAGCTTATCCAAACAAGGTCACGTGTCATTTCACCACCTCAATCCTTCAGACCGTGTCAGTCGCCCTTACCATCCTAGTTGCCCTACTGACGTTGATCTTTATTTGGGGGGTGTTCAACACGATCCTGATTACGTTTCGCACGCGCAGCCTATTGAGACGCAACCTCAACCGTTACCGCCTCCACCAGCCTATTCCTGACTCCCAACGACTCAGCCATGTCAGCAATAACCCCTTCGTCTGAAGTAGCTGCCGGCATTACCACGCCTGATTTTCCCCGCGACATACGCCCACGCTCCATCCGCGAGATGCACGTGCCCCCGTCCGATCCGGTACCCGACGTCCCAATACCAACCAACACCACTGGAAAGCCGGTGTACTACATCTATGACGGGTCGATCACACGGGCCTCTGGCCAGCTAGTCCGTGACCATTCCTGCGACGGCCCTATACACTACACTGACCCCCTCTGGGAGTGCACCCTCTTCGAGCACCTTCCACCATCCCACCCTGGGTGGCCCAATGACTGCGTCCTCCCCTACGATCACAACATGAGTCCCTACCATCGTGTTCCAATACGTACGATCTGTGGTTTCAACTACTGGGAGACGGACCGTCTTGACAGCACCAACGCCTCATTCTGGCCGGCACTGTACAAATGCTCCGGGTTCAGACGCAACTATCCCTGGCGGTATTCAACGGACCAGCTCCTGGCCGCCCTGGACATGACACCCGAGCAACTGGTATCGGCCAAGTCGTGCGTCTCAGTCGTCGCCCTGCTAAACACCATGAACTGGACCAGCCACCACCTCTCCGGTCTGCGCCCACAACACGTCCACTACTGCATGTCCGACTGGTCCGTCCAGTTCACCAAGGAGGATTTGGAAGTGCTGACACCAGGGGCATGGTTTGATGGTCTCCTCCGCGTTCCCGTCGACCCCCGCGTGCCAGCAATCGGCCTCACGAAGGAGCAGCTGTGGACACACCCCTTCGTCATCCTTGGGTGGTTGCGGCTAGCGTTGCAGTAATCCGGTAGGGCGCCGATTCGGTGGGAACCCCCTATTTTCTGGGGGGTGTGGTTCCGGCCACCACCGCTACGCTGGAGGTATCTTCATC